AACGGAGCAAGTGCCAACGTGGGCGCAAAGTCTTATTGACTCTAATAAGACATGGAGCGAGAAGTTAGCTGCAATGGACGCAAAGACAAAGGCGGACGAACGCAACCAACAGATTGCAGCAGTGGCAAAGTCATTCGGTATCCCTGAATATGTCTACAAAGGAAAGCAAATCGCTGATGATGTAGACCTTAATCAGTACTTTACTGATGTGAAGCAGGAGATGCAGAATGGTGGATTCCAGTTCGCAAAGTCTCCCGAAGAGGGAAACCACGAACACAAAAGCGAGATTAGTTCCATTGCTGAACAAATCAACAAGGGAACACAAGAGATTGTAGAACAAAACAAAAAGTAATTTATGGCAGGATTTAAGTACAATTTGCCACCAAAGGAGGAGCAGGAAGAGCGTTACGATGTCTCTACTGGTCTTCGTCGTCGTGGCAATTACGTCCTTGATGTCGCAGGATTGGCAGTAGGCAGCTATGTTCCTTCATTCACTCCTATTGCAGCCGACCTCAAGGCAAAGACCGCAAAGATTGTGGTAAATGTTCTCGTAAAGGAGAATGTCGGTGCAACTGACACCAAGGTGAAGATTGCTAAGGGTTCATACGTGGTTATGGGAACTATCCTCGGCAACGGCACTAAGGGCGCAACAGTTAACGCCATTGACAAGTCAAAGGCAGAGTATGACGAGGTCACTCTCTCTGCTGCTATCGGTGCATTGAAGACTGGTGATGTGTTGTTTGAGGCTAAGGCAGCAGATGGCACTACCCCTAAGAACGTCGCTAACTCCGCACTTTATGAAACGCATAAGGTTGTCGAGGGTATTAATAGCGTGGCACTCTTGCAGCGTGCATTTGAGATTGAACCAGAGAAGTTGGTAACTCCTTTCTCCGCAAAGGACAAGGCTAACCTCCCTCACTTCCAGTTTAACGAGTAAAAGAAAGGGCACAGAATTATGATATTGACTATTCAATCATTATTTAACGAGCCTGCTATTGTAGGTGCAGTTATCAATCGTGTCCTTCAAACTCGTAAGGACGCTATCTATTGGCAGGAGTTCCTCGACTGGCGTAAGACCACTACACGAGTATTCCAGGACTATATCGGTTCTGTTCGTGGTGTGATGGCAGGTTCTATCAACTCTCAGTTTGGCGAAAAGCCAATCCGTGAACGTGCCAATATGGGCAGCGGAGTTGGTGAGATTGCTTATCTTGGTGACCGCTATCAAATGAGTGTAGACCGCCTATCAGAGTTGCAGGATTTGCTCGATAAGTACAACGAGGCGAACGCTACAGGGCAAGTATCAGCACTTAACGACATCATCAGTTTCATTTACGATGACTATCGTCAGGTAATGCTTGCTGCTCATAAGCGTATGGATTTGGTTGTTGGCGACCTCCTTATGACGGGTAAGGCCTCTGTTCGTAATAAGGACAAAGCGCAGTCAGAACAGAACGCTACCGAGTTCCTCAACATCGAACTTCCTATGAACGCTATCGAGTTGCAGGATAGTGACGTTATAGACGGCACAAAGAAGAAGATGGTAACTTACCTCATGAACAAACTTAACGAGCTTGCTCCTGACTTCGGTAAGTACTCAAAGATGATTATGAGCCGTGGCACATTCATGAAGCACATCATCGGTTCTTCTGAGTTCGGTGAGATGTTCAAGATGCAGCTTGGCTCTAATCAGATGTATCTTTCTACGGGTCTTGTAACGTCTGCTCTTGCTTCTGACCTCTTCACGGGTATTGGTCTCCCTGCTATCGAAATCAAGGATGACTACGTGAAGGAGCAGAACGGCAAGAACGTACAGGTTTATGCAGATGGTCATATCACACTCCTCCCACAGGATAAGGTTGGCTATATGCGCTACCACACGCCGTATGAGAAGACCGACCCAGTGCCAGGCATGACCTATACTCCTACTGGTGATGGTGATATGCTTGTGGCTGCTAATCGTGACCACAACGGACGTTACTTAGAGTACACCGCTGAGTGGATTCCACAGATTGCAGACCCAACTCTCATTACCACACTTGACCTTACTAAGTTGACAAAATGAACGTAAGGGACTACATATCAAGCAAGTTTCAGTCCTTCGGCATACAAGTGTCGGAGGCTGACTTGTTGGATATGTCTCTCAATGCACGTGTGAATATAGAGGACGATGTAGATGCAGATGTAATTGATAATATCTCTGTTGCTATTGCCCGATTTATTCCATCCCTTTTACTTCGTCCTACATCTATCAATGAGAGCGGTTTCTCTATGTCATGGAACACTCAAGGCGTAAAGGACTATTATTCTCTCCTTTGTAAGAAGTACGGATTGAAGGACGAACTCAACGACAATAAGCCAAAGATACGCATCTTATGATATTTGCACCACACATATTGCAGGTTAAAAGGGTAACACCACTCCAAGAGGATGAGTACGGACACCCAATTCCTAATACGGGAGGCGAAGAGTGGGTAACACTCTGTAAGTGCCGTTGTGATGACAACACCACAAAAGAGTTTAACTCTCCTAATGGTGATGTGTACAGACCTAACTACCACGTAGTATGTGAGATGAATGTGGACATAAAAGCTGGTACTGAGGTTAGATGTCTTGAGGGTAGTAGTGTGAGAGGAGAAGGTAAGGTTTACATTGTAAAGAACGCTAATTATTTCAATAACTCTGAGATATGGTTATAGATAGCGACTTTTCAGATGTAGACCAGTTCTTTGATGATGTAGAGTGGGAGGTTCAGAAAGGCATGATAGACGTTGGCGATGCTGCCGTTAAGGACGCAGAAGAAAGCGGAACATACCAAGACCATACCCTCAATTTGAGAACATCCAACACCTATGATGTAGACAAAGATGGACTAACATTAGAGAACACCGCTGATTACGCTTCCTATGTCGAGGCAAAGGGATTTGAAGTATTAAGCGGTTCAGCATTGAGAGCAGAGAAGAAACTAAAAGAAATGTTTGAGTGATATGAATTTCGGAGAAGTTATTACAGCCCTGCAAAGTGGAAAAGTCGTAAGACGCAACATTTGGAGTGATGGCATTTGTGTTGTCAAACAAATAGATTCTGACATCAAATCAGACATTGTACCAAAGATGCAAAGTCTTCCAAATGACGCAAAAGGATTTGTGATGGCAAGTGAGACAAAGACCATTCATTATCGTAGCCAGTGCTTGAAGCTGAAAAGGTATGATGATGGCGGTGTTGTCGCTACGAATTACGTTCCCGATTGGACTGACATCTTCGCAAATGATTGGGAGATTGTAACTGAATAGAACTTATGATAGTAACTACCGATATAGCAGATATTCTCTACCGAGATTGCAAGGCGTTTGGGATAGAGATAGTTCCTTTTGGCAAGACCATTAATGGGGAGTTAAAAGATGAACGCATTACTATCCATGTAAAAGGACAGACACCGAGCAAGTATTGGGAGAAGTGCTTTTGTGACGTTAATCTGTGCGTACCCGATTTAGGGATTAATATTGCCAACACAATCCGACTAAAGGAATTGGAGCGAAAGGCAAAAGGACTCTTTAAAAGTGTAACGGGCGAGTTTGACGGGACAAGGTACAACTATGGGGTAGATACTATCCACATTGAAGCGGACACTGCTTTGAAGTGCCATTTTGTTAATTGTAGAATATTGTTTAACGCATTAAACGTAAAGTAAATATGGGAAAAATTTCAGCTGTCGGCATTAAGAAGATTTTTTATGCTGACATTTCCGTAATCAGTAACGACCTCACCGCAGCAACTGCAAGTACAATCATCAAGGCTGCTAAGACGGCTAAGAATGAGGTAATGAACGTGCATGGTGAGACATGGAACATTGAGGAGAGCGAGGCTTCTGTTACTCCATACAAGAACCAACTCACGGGGCAAGCATACCGCTATGACACCACTCAAGGAGAGATTACCCCTCAGTTCTCAATCGGTCAGTATGACTATGCTGCCAAAGCTGCTCTTATGGGTGGCGAAGTCGTCAAGAAGGGCGGTGCAGGCGCTGATAAAGATAACATCGTTGGTTGGAAGCGATCTACTAGCAAGGTTGTCATCAAAAAGGCTCTGTTCTGTCTGACTGAGGACGATGTTTGGTTCATCTTCCCTAAC